ATGCCGATCTGGCGACGCGGTTGGGCGGTTCGTAACGCAAGGCGCGGCGGCGCGGCTCGACAGGGCCGCGCCGCATGTCGCCGCAATCATTCATTCCGAGATTTGTGACATGGCAGGCGAGCAGCATCCGTGCTGGCGATACCGCGCGGGCGAGGATGGCGCGGTGGAGAGCCGGCTTTTCGCCGATATCGGTGCGGTACCGAAGAACCAGGGTTGGCGTGACAGCCCGGCGAGTGGCGAGGCCGATATGGCGAAGCCCAGGCCGCGCCGGAAGGACAAGTAGATGGCGCTGGATGGCACCTATGCCGGTCTGAAGGCCAGCATTGCCGACTTTCTGGGGCGCGGCGACCTGACGGCGACCATTCCGGATTTTATCATTTTGGCGGAAGCGCAGATGGCGCGCCGCTTCGCTGCCGCAGCCAGCGCCGGTATGCCGGTGCCGCGCCGTCTGCTGGTGCGCGCGCAGGCCCAGCTGGATGCGGGTGAGGAGTTCGTTGCGGTGCCGGGACGCTTTATCGGGCCGCGGACATTCGTTCTGCGGGACGAGCCTGCTGTCGAGCTGAGCTATCTGTCACCGGAGACATTTCTGGCGGCGAAGAAGACTTTGCTGTGGAACGTCGGCGATCGGCCGAAATATTACACGGTTCTGGGTGAGGCATTTCAATTGCTGCCGGCCCCGGGAGCGGTGGTGGAGGCGGAAATGTCCTTCCTGCAGATGCCGATGGCGCTGGGGGGCGCCAACCCGTCCAACTGGGTGCTGCAACAATATCCCGATATCTATCTGTATGGCGCGCTGACCCAGAGTGCGCCTTATCTGGACAATGATGAGCGGATAGGGACCTGGGGCGCACTGTTTACGCAGGCGATCGCCGATGCGTGCAACGCAGATCCGCTTCCCACCGACAAGGCAACCCTTCGCGCCGATGACATTTCCGCCGGGCGTGGCCGCTATCTGAGGATGCAATGAGCCTTTCCAACTACCTTGAGAACGCGCTGCTAAACCATGCCTTCGGGGGCGCGGCTTTCACCCAGCCCTCCGGCCTATACTTGGCTCTATTCACCGGCGCCCCGGGCGAGGCGGGAGGTGGCACGGAAGTGTCGGGCGGCGACTATGCCCGCCAGTCCTTCAGCGGCAGTGTTTCCGGCGATACGTTTACGGCAGAGACGAACATTGATTTTCCGGCCGCGACGGGATCATGGGGCACAGTTTCCCATGTGGGGATTTTTGACGCCGTGACGAGCGGAAATTTGCTCGTTTATGGTGCGCTTGCCACGTCGCGCGCGATTGGTGATGGCGATATCTACCGCCAATCGTCCCTGACCGTCTCCCTGGATTAATCCATGGCTGACAAGGCGATTTCCGCGCTCACGTCCACGGCGACATTGGCAGACACGGACGATCTTGTTTTGAACCAAAGCGCTGGCGGCGGGTCATTTTCTACCAAGCGCATTGCGGTTTCCGCGTTTAAAAGCGGCCTGCTGGCGAGCCCTAAGTTCTATGCCTATCTTTCGGCGTCGCAGAACAATTTGACGGGCAATGGCACTCAGGCCCAGATTAATTGGGACACCGCCCCAATAAATGCTGGCTCGCTGTGGGATACTACCAACAAGCGTACAGCCGTCATGCCCGCCGCTGGTACGGTTAAGGGCGAAATACTTTTGATGGTTGACGGCCCGGACAATAGCGTCACCGCCTCATATCACCACGTCGCGTTAAGAACGAATACAGGTCGCGGCATCTATATTTTGGTGGCGAGCGGATCAATGTCCGCGAACCCAGGCGCCGGGGGTGGTTTATATATCAGCCTCCCCTACACCATCCGCATGAGCGCGGGCGAGTATTTCTACGTCACCTACCGCTCGGCGGGCTACGGCGCAGACACGCACGATCTTGGCGCTTTCGGCGCAGACGGAAACCACATCACAGGCGAGTTCACGCCTGACTAAAGAAGGTACCAATGTCTATTCCTTGGGCGCTTGAAGCCATGCCCGCCGCCGAAAAGATTGCTGCCGGTGAGCTCATGGGCCTTTGGCTAGAGCTTCCGCCTCACGATGAAGATACGGCTGGTATTCACGAGCTTTCGGTTTCTGACCGCGTTGTGGCGGACTGGTACACGGTGGAGTGTGATCCGACCACCACAATAGAGATGCCGCACAATCCGCCCACGGCGTACGGGCTCGGCAGCTTCGACCCACTGACTGGCATCGCCGTTGTGAACATAGAGTGACTATCTATCTTTTCGCCCAAGACGGCGACACGCTCAATAGCGAAGCGGGCGAGCGTCTTACCTGGGACGCGATCGCCGGTGCGGCGGTGATTTCCGGGGTTGCGACTGTTGCCTCTGCAGGCCGTCGTATCGCGGTAGGCCAATCGATCGCTTCCGGACTTGCAACCGTCGTAGCGGTAGGCCGACGCATTGCTGTTGGTGCCGCTGCAATAATAGGAATTGGCGCAGTTCTTGCTATCTCTGCGCGAATACAGCATGGCGCGGTTTCCATCGCGGCGAGCGGCATTGTGGCGGCGATAGGGCGGCTGCGGTGGGCGCCGGATGATCCCGCAGCGACCGTTTGGACGGCGCAAGAGCCGGACACGCACACATGGAACGAAAAGCTCCCCGGGGCCTCGCCCTGGACTAACGTTTAAGGACGAAAAATGGCGGACGGCACGACAACCAACTACGGCTGGAAGAAGCCGGAAAATGGTGCTTCATCGGATACTTGGGGCATCAAGTGGAATGAGAATGCCGATGACATGGATTCCGATCTCAAGGCCGTCGAGGACAAGACCGATGCCCGGCTGGTCAAGGCCAGCAATCTTTCCGATCTGACCAACGCGGCGACGGCGCGCACCAATCTTGGATTGGGCACCGCTGCCACCCACTCCAGCAGCGCTTTTGAAACCGCGGGCGCGGCAGCGGCGGTGTCGGCGGCCAGCTGCCAGCGGGCCAGCAACCTGTCCGATCTTGCCAACGCCTCCACCGCGCGCGGCAATCTGGGCCTCGGCACTGCCGCGGTCCGGAACATCACGGTTTCCGCCAGCGGCCCCAGCGGCGGCAGCTCCGGCGATATGTGGATTCATATCTAGGTGGGCAATACCACGCGCCTTTACGGCAATGTCAGCAGCTTCGCCCTGGCGCAAGGCGTGTGGGGCCATAACGGCTCGTCGTTCCAGCCGGCGAAGTACGTCTATGTCCACAATGGTTCGGGCTGGGTTGGCGCCTATTCGGTCCTGAGCGTCACCAGCACCACAAACGCCAGCGGCAGCAATTCCGGTGCGTCGAGTTCGGGATCCGCCTCGGGCGGCGGGTCCATCTCTGTTTCCGGCAATATCGGCTCGCTGACCTATTTCTGGGCGTACCTGTCCGGTGATGCCTCGATCCTGTGTTCAAACGCTGCGGCGCAAAGCCCGACCTTCAGCCGGCCCTTCTCAGGGGTCGGTGACGGCACCAGTTCCAACATCACCGGGTCCTGGCGCTGCACCGTCACCGATGGACAGACCGGCGCGACCGTCGCCGGCGACATTTCCATCTGGCTGACATGGCAAAACACCACCAGCGGCGGCGGGTTCTCGCCCTTCACCAGCACTTTTGACAGCGGCAGCGGCAATGAGACGGTTCCCACAGGCTCCAGCCAGCTCGTTGTGACGCTGTACGGTCGGGGCGGCGCAGGCGGCAACTGGCCGGGCGATGGCGGTTCGGCTGGTGGTGGCGGCGGCGGCGCTTATTGCAACAAGACCATAGCCGTGTCGGCAGGAAACTGGGGCCAGTCACTCGCCTATGTTGTCGGGAACAGCAGCGTGAGCGGTACGCTGACCGGCACCTTGACCGCCAGCAATGGCACGGACGGCGCGGCCTATAATGTGGCTGGTTCCGGCGGTACAGCATCCGGTGGCGATACCAACACTTCCGGGTCAGATGGCGGCGCGAACGCTGGCGGCGCTGGTGCTGGACCCTTGGGCGGCGCGTTGCAGGTCACGCCTGGCGCGGCTGGCAATTCCATCGGCGGCGGCGGTGCAGGTGGCGTGGATGAAACAACTACAAACGGCGGCACTGGCGCTGGCGGCCGCGTCTCCTTTGCGTGGACCTGACCCATGGCGCTCTTTCCCCTTCGCCTTCCTCCCGGCGTGGTGCGCAATGGCACCGAATATGGCAGCAAGGGCCGCTACTATGACGCCAATCTGGTGCGCTGGACCGAGGACGGTACGTTAAAGCCCGTCGGCGGCTGGCGAACGCGCTCGGATGATGTGGTAGAGGGCAAGGCCCGCGCAGTTCTGGCCTGGAAGGACAATAGCGCCGTGTCCTGGCTGGGGATCGGCAGCCATACCGGCCTGTTCGTGCAGAACCGCTCGGGCGAGGTCTATGACATCACGCCGGACGATTTCATCGAGGGCCGGGCAGATGCGGTGTCGGCCGGCGGCTATGGCGACGGCGAGTATGGCGAAGGCACCTATGGCACGCCGCGCCCTGACGTGGCGGTGGTCCAGCCGGCCTCGCAATGGACGCTCGACAGCTGGGGCGAAGATCTTGTTGGGGTGATGGCCGAGGATGGCCTGATCTATGAATGGGCGCTGGACAGTGAGGAGGCGGCAGAGCCTGTCGACAATGCGCCCGATTGCAAGGCGTTGGTGGTAACGCCTGAAGGCTTCCTGTTTGCGCTGGGTACCAGCGATCCGCGCACCGTGGCCTGGTGCGACCAGCGCAACAACACGCTGTGGGCGCCCGATGCCACCAACCAGGCCGGTGACTTCCCGTTGCAAACCCAAGGCGCGCTGATGTGCGGCAAGGTGGTGAAGGGCGGCACACTGCTGTTCACCGACCAGGATGTGCATCTGGCCAGTTACATCGGCGGCACCTCGGTGTTCGGCTTCGACCGTATCGGCACCGCCTGCGGCGCGGTTTCGCGCCAGTGCGTGGCGGCGATCGACGCCCAGGCCGTGTGGATGGGGATATCCAGCTTCTGGATCTATAACGGCTATATCCAGCCGCTGGCCTGCGATGTGCTGGATTACGTCTTTTCCGATTTCAACCGGTTGCAGGCCTCCAAGACCTATGCGGTGCGCGACAGCGCCAATTCCGAAGTGCTGTTCTATTACTGCTCGGCTTCGTCGCTGGAGATCGACCGGTGCGTGGTGTGGAATTACAAGGCCAATTACTGGAACATCGGCCGGGTGCCGCGCCTGTGTGGCACAGACCGCGGCGTCTTCACCTATCCCATCTTTGTGGATGGGGAAGGCGCGATTTACGAACATGAAGTGGGCTTGTCCTATGACGGGGTCACGCCGTTTGCCGAAGGTGGCCCGATCGAGATCGGAGAGGGCGAACGTGTCATGCGCGCCG